TATCGTTACTATCTTTAAACAAAAAACCTTTTTTATCCTTTATGGTTATCTTATGATTTCCGTCAAACTTTAAAAAACCAAAAGACTTTTTAAACTCATTTTTTAAAATATAGTTTGAATATCCATCTAATTTAGATATAAAATCTGAATATTCAAAATAATTTTTATCATAAGGATAGTCATTTAATATTTTTTGATAAGCTGTAATTACTTTGTCAACAGCAGAATCAAAAAAAACATGCTCTTCAAAGTTTTTATAATCTATGTTCTCTAATTGAGAAGTGCTGTATATTCCATTGTATTCATCTAATCTTCTTAAAAACTTAGTAAAGTCTTTTTGACTTAAATCTATTAAAGATATTAAATCATTACTTTTATTGTCATTTAAAAAGTTATTTATATTTTCTTCATTAAATGAATTTTGATTATTATATTGATTGTTGTTTCTTTTATATAAAGATAATTTATTAACTCTTTGAACACTATCAGGAGTTCCAGCTATTCTAGACATTATTTCACCTTAAATACTTTAGATTCATTTTTAATATACTTATCAGCTCCTGTAATATTATCTTTCATTTTAAATTCAAAAACAATTCTTTTATTTTTAAAAATTTCAGGAACAAAAAAATCAAAAATATATTTTTCTCCATCAAAAAACATCTTTGTTCCTCCTATAGATTCTTCGTAGTCTACTAAAATATCGTTAGTATCTATATCTATAACTTTATAGTATACGTCGCCTAAATTATCACTAGGCAAATCATAAGGTACTTTAACATAATCATATTGAGCAAATGTATCTATAAAAAATACTTCGACTGTTTGAACATTATCTTTTGCAATAAAATTATTGTCTTCTATTCTTATAGCAGTATTGACATTTCTATAATTTATCTCTTTTAATGTCTCGCCTGCATAAAATGTAACATCTTCTGTTAATATAGTATATTCTATTATTTCAAAAGCATCACCTGCTCCAGATCCTGCTCCTGTAGCTGTAAAAACTGTACCTACATTATTATTTGATGCTCCAATTAATGTAAAGTCATTTTCTCCTGCAGCGTAATTTCTAATTTTATATTTTTTTCCTACGACAAAAGATCCTGCTTCTACAATAGTAGTATCACTATCTTCCCAGTACCAAGTTATTTTGTCTTTATAGAAACCTTTAGAAAGTAACGTAGTTGATATATTTGAATTAAATCTACTAATATCTGTATTACTTAATGTCTTCTTTTTAATGCCTATTAAATCTTTTCCTTTAAAATTAGTAATACTACCAGAATCAGTTGTAGAATCAAAAAGGCTGCCTATTTTAAATTTTATAATATCATTGCTTGTAGGCAAAGAAAACTCTTTTAACTTACCATTTACTCTATTAAAAAGATAGAATATCTCTTCGTTGTTCAAATATCTTTTTTTATTTTTAGGGTTTTGTGGTATATGATAATCAGAATCTTTTATTATTATTCTTAATTGTGGAATAAATTTTTTATTTAATAAATGTCTACTTCCAACTCTTTTAGCAAAATATGTTATTTGATTATATAAATAACTTTCACTAAATGTTATAACAAATCCGTTGTTAGTTGATGTATCACCACTAAAAAATTCTTTTATATAGTTTGTTACATCAAAAGTTATATCTTCGTTTCCTTTTTTTTGATCTGTATTATTTGTATTGCTATGATAACTTGTATTTGCAACAAAATCTGAAGATTTTGATATAACTCCTGGAACTTCCCAAGATTGACTTTCTGATATGTCAACAAAGTTTGCTTTATCACCATCAGAAAAATGTATTGTATCCTTGCCAACTCCTTCTTTAAAATCCTTTAATAAAGGATACGATGATAACTCATAGTTTGTAGGTTTTGATATTCCAGTTGTAACATCTTTTAAAACTAACTCTGCTTTAAACGTTAAATTATTATTGTAAACGCTATTTGCAAAAGTTCCTCCGTCTACATATTTTGATTTAAATTCAGATATATCAAATTTTAAAAGTACAGCACTATAATCAATTCTTGCAAATTTTGTTAATCCACCAATATGAACCATATTGTTAGTATCAGCAGGCAAAGTAAATATAGTATCGCCAGATTCACCAGATTTATCCTGTTTTAATATTAGATCATTATTTGAATTACTATAACCAGTTATACCTAAAGTGTCTTCTGCATTAACTGCTGCTGCTATTATCGATGCATAACTACTATGGCTTTTTCCAGCAATATTTAATCTTATGTTTCCTGCAGTAATGCTATTATTATCATCAAATTCAAAAGTTTTTGTAATTCCTGCGCTGTCTGTTATTATAAAAGTTTTACCGTCATCTAAAGCACCTGTAAATCTAAAAGCTGCCCAAGAATTAGAATTTTTGTTTTCATTGTATAGTTTAAATAAATCAAGAGTAGCTGCATGACCTACATTTGCATTTAGACCATTGTTATCTTTTGTTTTTAGATTTGTTACGTATGTATCTTTTTCTGGTGTTAAGATTATAATCATTTTTTTACCTTAATTTACTATAATTTCAATATCTTGTGCTGTATATCTCATTTCAAATATTCCCCCTGGCTCTGGATAAATAAATCCTTCGTCATAACTAGATATAGGATCAAATAAGTTATTATTATAAGATAAAACATTGTCTGTGTCTTCGTCAACAAACTCATCTGTTTCGCTTTTAGTCATAACTATATTTTCTTGATTGGTTAAAACAGCAGTTACACCGTCAGTATTTAGTGCAACATTAATTATTCCATTTGTATCAATAGCCTCACCTATTTGCAAATTGTCAAATCTCATATTTTCAACAATTCTAAAAGCAAGATCAGATCTAACTGTTTCTATATCAAACCCTGAAGCTACTCTTATTTCTAGCTTTATTCCAAAATTAAATATAGAAACATCTAAAATATTAAAATTGTCTCCAATCAATCTATACTCGTTTAAATACTTTGATAAGTTAGCTTTTATAGCGTCTGATGCATTTACATAGAAATTATTGACATCTTTACAAACAACATATAAGTCTTTTGATCCATTAGAATAAGGATTGTCAATAGCAGCTGCTTTATTTATTTTTCCAAAATTAGTAGGCATAGTATATATTCTGCCAATTAAATCTTCATGAGTTATTATTCTTGACTGTGACTTCATAGCATTAGGTATTTGAAGCTTTAATTCATCTAATTCTAGACCATCAGATCCTCCAATTGCTTCTTCTTCATTAAAAACTTCAATAGAATTTCTAATACCTATAAATTCTTCTTCGTCGTCTTCTATGTTGTTGCTATAAGGAAAAGTTATATAGAGTTTATCTATTTCATTAATATCGCCTATTATAACATTATGATCTAATCCACCACCATGTCTATATCTTATTTGAACTCTTTTTCCTGCAGGAGATATTCCTAAGCTGTTAGAATTTATAAGTTTATTAGGATCTAATGATTTATCTGAAAAGTATTCTGTTTGTTTTAACGGCAACAATAAATCTTCAGGATTATCAAGTATATTATCTTTTAAAACAAGACCATTTCCGTTTCCAAATCTTATAGTAGTTCTACCATTAGCAAAATTTACTTCTCTAATAAATCTATGTGTAGCTGGTATAATTTCTAAATAAGAGTCATTACTATTTTCTACTTTTTTATAAACAGTGTTTTGTGATAAATAATCAACTTCATGATAAACATTTAGTTCATCATCTACTACAAGAATAATATCTGATACATCTTCGTTTGAAAGTTCATAAGATAAAAAATCCTGTTGAGAGCCAGAAGCAAATGAAATATTTTCATTTGAAACTTGACCTGAAATGCATAAACCTTTTTTACTTAATATAAATGTTTCAATAACATCATCTTCTTCGTCACCTACTTCTTGAAAAAAACCTTCACTAAAATCTATGTTTTCAACTAAAGTAAAATTTATACCACTGTTTGAAGTAAGTTCTGTTCCTTCTTTTATTAAAGGTGCTAAAGATAAATTAGGAACTCTTCTTCCATTATTATCTGTTTTAGCATTTATTTCTATAAAAAATGTAACGTTAACTGATGAAGGTGAATTATTATTGCTTTTTATTCCAGCATTTCTTAAATGGCTGATTATATTATCAGTTACAGTAGCTGTTTCATAATTTAATTCATTAAATTGTTGTTCAGCATAAAAAGACAAAGAATCACCAACTATAGCAGCAAAGTCTAATAACATACCCCCTAAAGAAGCTTCGCTAAAGTCTCTATTTTGATTGCTAAATTTTTCATTTGCATAGTTTAAAAGCTCGTTTTTAAAATCACTAAAACTTCTGTTTATATATTGATTTTTTCTTTCTTGCTTTAGCTTATTTGATATTTTTGAAGTCATTTTATTTTCCTATAGTTATCCTGCTGTATCAATTTTTACTGTTATTTTTTTTGTTTTATCAACTCCAGATATTCTATATTGAATAGTTAAATCATAAATCGAACCAGAGTTTTTACCAGTCTTAGACTCTGAAATAGTAGAATCAATTAAATTAATGATCGGCAAGTATGTTTCAACAGCATTACTTATTTCTAACATTGCTATTTCTTGAATTTCATCTTTATTTTTTAAATAAAATACTTTTCTTAAGTTAGTACCAAAATTTGATCCAACTTTTTCACCTTTTCTAGTTAATAATAAATTCTTAAAGTTATCTTCAATTTGATCTTTAAGACTAAAGTGCATTTTAAATAGATTTTCGTTGTTTAAAACACCAGATTCTAAAGGTGTTTTAATACCAAAAGGTATCTTTTCTGAATTTATTTTATTTACGTAATTTCTTTCTTTAATTACGTCCTCGTACTTTTTTCCAGTACTTTTAAAATTATACTCTTTAGACATTTAAAAAACCTTAACAATATTAGTTAAATATAATTATTATCTAAGAAGTTTTTGATATTTTACTTAAAATTGTTTTTAATTCATTATCTTTTATTCTTGTTAAATTACTCTTATACTTTTGTATTTCTGAATTTATTACATCAAGATTAGAAAAAGGTCCTAACTTTGACAAAGACATAGTTGTGGTTGGAGTATTAGGAGTAGGTACTATAATATCATGATTATGACTATTTAATTTATTACATAAGCTAGAAAGACTATCTATTATTAAATTTTGTTGTGATATTATGTCAGAAAGTATTTGAACCAAAGTATGACCTAAAACTAAAGGTTCAGAAAAAGATTCTGAACTTCCTAAAATAATAGATGCATCTTCATGAGTTAGATTACTTATTTTTTTATTAATAGTATCTAAAGCAGCACTATTAGAATTATTTGGATCGTTTACTTTATTTAATTCTTCTAACGTTATATTATTTTTTTCGTATGCATTTCTACTTAGACTACCTATTAATATTTTATTTCCATCTAATAATATGTTTCCATTATTTTCTAAAAGTATATGTGAATATTCTTTGTAATCTTTTCCTTCTTTTATTATTCTAATAGAGCTAGAATCCAATTCAGTATTTTCATAAGTCTTTCTTGCAACTATTCTTATATGATTAGATTTACATAATATTCCTGGATATGATTTTCCATAAGACTCAAATCCTTCGTTTTTATAATTTTTTTTATCACTTAAGTAAGTAGAAGTTATAATGTTTTCTTGATTTTTATATAAATTTGTTTTTATAAATTGATTATCTAAATTATCATTTTCACAGACATAAATTCTTGAAGCATCAGCATCAGCATCTGTTAAAAATTCTTTTTTTGAATGATTAACAATGTTTTTCTGGAAAATATACGCAGATGAATCTTTTAGATTTTCTTCATATCCAATTGAATTTTTTATTTTATAGAATTTAAATTTATCGTTATAAACAAAACTTACTTCTTCGTCTAGTTCGTTTTTGTTTAAATCTGATACAGAAAAGCTTTGAGTTTCTATTTTTTCTTGTTGATATACTTTATTTTCTAAAGCTATTCTTCCAGCAACAATATCAACAGTGCCACTATCGTTAGCGTTTCCTGTACTTTTTCCTAAATTAACTAAAGAATTATAAGATCCTTGAATAGTTGTACTTAAACAGCTATCATAGAATCTAGGCACAGCTTTAAAGTTAAAATTTCTATTATTTGAAGAATTTTCTAAATTGTATTTAATTAAATCTTCAACTTGAATATTGCTTTTTTCTTTTTTTGTAGCTGCATCTAATGATGAAAAATAAGGCAAAAAAGTTTTATTTAAAGAATTAGACTCTTTTATCTTGTTTTCTTTTTTTTGTCTAGCTTTTTTAGTATTTTTATCTATTCCTATATCTATTTTATTAGTTGCAAGATTTTTCTGAAAGTCTCTATCGTGAAAAGAAAAGTTTGCATCTTCTGATATGTTTAAGCCGTGAACCCTAGAAAGCCAAAAGCACTTTACTATTTGAAAGCTGTTTTTAATTTTATATTCACTAGTATCTTGAAAATACCAAACATATTCACTAGATTTTATAGGTAGTTGTAAATGTGAAGATATTGCAGGCAAGCATATGATAAGTTCATCTTTACTATCAAAAGAAGTTTTAGCTAATAAAGATCCACTAGGTAAATTTTGTATAAAATTAGATATTTCAATTTCGCTTAAAGAACTAATATTAGGATTTTTTATATCTTTAATTCCTAATTCTAATCCTGCTTTTTTTATAGCATCTTCAAATATGCTAAAATTATCCTCGTAAGGATTTCTTATAACTGATAACACATATGCTTTTTTTAACATTACTTGTTTATCCTACTAAAAATATCATCGTCATCAATAATATCTGCTTTTTCTTCTTCTTTAGAAATGAGCTCAGCTAACTTAAGTATTTGATCATTTGATCTACACATTCTCTCAAGATATTTTGACATAACAGCTCCAATATTCATATGCTCATTAATTCCACCTTGCATAGAAATATAAGCATCATTAAATAACATCTTTGCTTTTTCTCTATCTTCTAAAGCATTTTCATATATTTCTTTCCATAACATCTTTTTTTTATCTTCTAAAGATGCTATATTGTCCAAAATATCAGCAAAGTTTTTTATTTGCTTTTCTTTTGCTTCATTTTTATCAACTTTATCTATAATTGATTCCAAATTATCAGCTTTTGTTTTCGTATTGCTCATATCAAATCTTTTTCTTTTAAACTAAACTTTTTATTATCACCAACGTTTTTCTTATATATCTTTCTTATGTTAGACAAAGAAGAACTTAATTCTGAACTATTTAATCCACTTATCTCTCTTAAGTAAACAAATACAGCTCTTTTATTAAAGAATTCTAAATCATCAATAGAATTATAAACTTTTCTAATAGCTATACAACATCTTTTATCTTTTTCTTCTTTAATTTCACCTTCAATATAATCTATAATTTGCATTATAATTTCAAATCTTTTTCGTGACATTTCTATCAATTCAGAAGGATCTTTGTATTCTTTGTTGTATATATCTTCTTTATCTTTTCTACTTAAAGTATCTTTATCATCAATATAAATACTTCTTTTAGCATTTTTTAAAAGCCTTCTTGAGTGAATTGTTAACCAGTTTTTTGCAACAACATTAAAATAAGAAAAAGCTTTAGTTCCTTTTTTATGGTCCCATTTATGTATAACTTCAAATAATGCTGAAATGCAATCTTGCTTTAAATGCTCTATATCTTCGTTTGAAGATTTAAAACCATAAACAGATACAAGACTATGAACCAATTCAGAAAAAGCAGGTTGTATATTTTCTTCATACATTTTGTTTTTCTTATTTAATTCATTTTCTTCTTGATATTCAATTATTTTATTTTGAACATCAATTCCAAAATACATTTTTTTTTTAGGTTTTCTACCTCTAGTTTTCTTGGCTTTTGTTTGAGTCATAATATTCTATTTTATCTTCTTCCTGTATAACGCTATTTTCTGCAAGTGTATTTGCAATATACAATAGAGAATTTCTAGCTTCTTCTAATCTATTTAATATAGCTTTTATTTCATAGCTATCATTAAAAATAGGAACTTCTAGAATTTTAGATATATCATTATACTTTGCATCTATTATGTCTAATGATTCTTCTATTGCATCTCTTGTATTAATTAGTAAAATAGCAAATTTAATACAGAAATATAAAACAATCATTAAGACTAATAATAAAATTACGATAAAATAAATCATATTTATACCACCTGAAATATTTGCTAAGTACATAACAATTATTTTACAATTTTATTTTTTGTAAACATTATTTACAGTAAGAAGTATTGCTAAAATCACAAAATTTACAAGAATCTTTATTTTTAAGATACATTTTCCTATCTAAAGAATTTAGCATGTTTCTTATTATTTTTGAAGATTTTTCAATAGATTTAGGTCCACTTGATACTTTAATAAGCTGACATGATTTATTTATTTTCTTTACTTTTTTTAATAGAACAAACCCACATTGTATATTTTTTAAATTAATATTGTTTTTTGTTCCCCAAAAATACTTATATAAAATTACTTGAGCTTGAGTTAAAAAATCTCTTTGCTTTTCAATAGACCATCCTCTACCATTAGAAGTTTTCCAGTCTATTATCCAATATTTATAATCTTCTTTGTATGGAATTTTTATAATACAATCTATATAACCTTTAAACTTTGTATCAAAATTGTTAATACTTTCATATAAAGCATCTTCAGCAGATACTATTTCCCATCCAGGAAATGTTTCTTCTAAAAAATAAGGCAAAGACAATAAACTATTTTCTGCCCATATTAACCAGTCATTTATTTTATTATGTTTATAATTCCAGCCTTGAAGTTTAGCTCTATTACTTTGCAAAACTATAAAATCATCAGAATCAAATCCATGCTCATCCCAAGCACTTTTTATTTTTACTTTAACTTCATCAATTTTTAATTCTCTAGTTTTAAGATAATGTTCACAAGCATCATGTATAATAGTTCCGTAATGTAGGTGAGGACTTTCTTCAAATGTTTGTATTTTATCAATATATAATAATTTATGTCTCCAACTACACTCTTTCCATTGTTTTAATTCTGAATATGATATGTGCTCTTTTAAAATAGTCATAGCAGACCTCTCTTTCAATAATATTATAACAAAATAAAATTAATTTTATTATTTTATTTTTATTAAAGATTTGTTCTTAATTTAAAGCAGAATCTTACTTTAACTAAAGCGTGAGTTGTTAATCATAAATTAACAAAAAATCAAACAGAAGAAAAACAGCAGCTACCATTTTATTAAAATATTAAGTTTTATACAACACCTCTCCAATATATATAAACTAAATCACCCGAGTTTTTTGGAGTTACTGGTAAATTAGGAATTAAGTAACCGTGATATTGATCATTAGAATTAGCTGGTTTAATTCCATCATTAAAAACTGTTATTGGTGTCCAATATCCATCCCAATCTGATGTAAGTTTTGCTTTTATAACGCCTCCGCCTAAATGAACTTCAGAGAAAGTATTAATATTTTCATCATCCTGATATGACTTTATAACAATTCCTACAATTAAGCCTTCGCTAGCATTTGTATTATTTATAATTGTGTTATTATGTTGTTTTACCACAGTACCTTCAGGAATTTGGGTGTTTGTTTGAAAAGTACAAAATGTCATTTTATTTCCTTTTTAAATTTTATAAGCTATCATTGATTGAGAGTGCTGATATTCTGCACCTATTCTTTGGTTAGAGTTTTCTATTATTTTTGCCCAAACTCTTTGATTTGACCCGCTAGACTTTACTCTTGCATAAAAATTTCTTGAAGGTGAAGAAGTATAGCAATAAGATCTATTGCCCTTAACATCAGCACTACCAGAATTACCTTGAACAAATTGCAATACAGAATGTCCAGATGATGATGTCCAATTTGGTGATGGATAGTATTCACAAAAATAGTTACCTTCATCTATTAATAGCTGACTGTGAACTCTAGAGCCTCCTCCTCCATAATTTACATCATCTCCCCCTAATGCTGTTGATTGAATACCTGACTCTACGTTAAAATTAGTTCCCGATCTATTATCAATAAATTGTGTTATATATCCATAACTAGTTACGTTCTGCGAGTTATTGTAGTCAGTATCATTACAAACAAAAAAATATTCTGTTAAAGGATTTAGAGATGTAGGTGATGTGCCAAACTCATATTCGTTTAAAGCATTACCTTTTATTGTCTGGTTATTTGAAGGTGTACTGCCTAATATATTTTCAACATTTAAACCAATGTTGCTATTGCTATTAATACTTTGATTATTAACAGTAATTTTATTATGTGACATTTTATCCTACTTTCATTATATATAGATGACCATAAAGAGACTGATTGGTAGTAGTTGTAGAATTTGCATTACTAACTGTTAGTATCTTTAAATATACAGTTGCAGAACTGCTTAGAGTAAACAATGCAGTAGATTCATATGGATACTGACCACCGGAAGCTATTGAGTCATAAGAAGCACCAGAGGCGCCTGTATTGGATGATCCATTGTAAAATCTATAAGTCATATTTGGACTTGCCGAAGATGTAAAATCTCCAATACAAGTACCTCTCATGTAAAAAGTACCAGCAGGTAGTGATATAGATTTATACCAATTAGTTTCTCCTTCTAGTAAATTAAGAGTAGAATTTGCTATAGTATTATAAGGACTTGTATCGTAAAAACATACTTCATCGTTTTGAGATAAAGTTCTTGGATAGTTATCACTTCCACCTTCACCAATAAAAATACATTGAACAGAAACTGTTCCTGTACTTACGGGAGTAAAATTAGAACCATCATATTGTAAAAAAGTACCTTCTGATGGTGTGCCTGTTACATTACTTAAATTATTTAAAGTCAAGCTAATATTACCATTTGAATCTGGTAATTGACTTGCTACTGTTATTTTATTGTGGCTCATATTTTCAATCTCTTTCTTTATAGTAAATATTATTAAATTGAGTAAACAAGCAAGTTAGTATTACAAAATTTGTTTGTAGCAGAAGATCCATCCCACTCTGTCATTTCATGAACAGACAGTGATCCTGACGAGGAAGAGTATGTTTTATTGTTTATTCTTAATTGTTTTGATCCTGACCATGCAGGTATTACATATCTGAAATGAAAATACCATCTTTGTGACTGACTGACATTCCAATTTCCAATATTATGTCGATATTTTTCATTTATTTCTGACCAGCTTCCTAAGACTGCATCATATTCTTCAAGTTGTATTAAACTAAAGTGATATCCATTAATTTTTTCTGCGTAATATGATATTTCGTAGACAACTTTAGAAGATCCCGTTGTAGGCGTATATGTGACTTCAGTTCATGGATAATACTCTACTGTTGTAGATATAGCTTCTTTAGTAAAACTAGTATCTACATTATGTATGTAATTTATTAGTTTATCTACTTTAAATAAATGAGCCATATTTTTATCTATCTTAGAATAACTCTTATTAGTGAACCATTTACCCGATCAGGTTCGTTTATATCTTTAGGCACAATAAATCCTGCTGATTCTGTTAAAGAATTATCAACAAAAACTTTACCGTTTTCAATATTTAATTGTCCACCTTGAATTGGAATATCGCGTGAAGAAAAACAATATGTAGTGCCTGATACGATTATTTTACAGACATATTCTGGGTTTTCGTCTGTTCCATTATTTACAGGAATTGACTTAACTACGGATATATCCTCGCTTAATGAATTTGCTATATCCCACTGATTAGATACTAAATTATAAGAAACAACTTGGCCTACTTGCAGAAGCTTGTTACATCTAACTGTTACATACATAATAAAAACCTTTCTTCTAAACTTTTAAAACTTGCAATATGCAAGTTTGTTGACTAGTATAATCAAAAAATTGTACACTATTTACATCTCTTGCTCTAATTTCAAATCTTGTGCTACTTGAAATATTAGCATGATAAATCAATAAATTACTAAATCGTCCAGTTTCAAAATGAATTTTTGGACCTACATAATTTCCTGCTGTAGCATTATAAAATTGAGCATTACAATCACCACCAGCATTCGTATCAAAAGCCCAGCTAGCAATTATTAAGTAATTTCCAGCTGAAAGTGTCCATCCTGTTATGAAGTTATTACTTAATCTATGCATTGTACAAAAAGAAGAATTTGTTTTTATTGTACTGTTATATCCCATAAATATATTATAACCTTCAGTTACAGTTGGTGAACCGCCCCAAGTTGAAGGTTGTTCTATTGCTGAAGCTGCAATGTTTCCTACATTAGAACTTGGAATTAATTTTTTAGAATTACCACTTTCATCAATACACAGTATACTATCATTTAAAGGAGAACTTAAAAAACTTGATATTCCAATGTCTATATTGCCATTACTTGATGCTTTTACGTTATTGACACTATTAAATAAATAAGACATTTTAAACTTTCCGAATCATTAAAGTGCTAAATTCTGACGGTGTATTTCCTTGATTTGCAATGCTGTCGACGCCGCTAGAAGAATTATTGTATATTATTACTGTTGTTGAACCAGATAGTTCAAAATATCCAATCGCTGTTGAAGGAGCATTGTCAATAGTAGTCCTATTTTCTCCTATGTAAGCTATATTTGTATACTTTGTTGAATTACTACTATTGTTTACTAAGCCAAAATTAAAGTATCCACTTGCACTAAACTCAACTCTATACGTAATAATTGCCTGGTAATTACCTGCAGGTAAAGTAATAGATGTAACCCAATCTGTTGACGAATATTTATTTATAGTTGCGCCTAAAGTGTTTACAATAGATGAGTTAGGTGCATATAAATAAACAGCTCCTGACATTGAAGAAGCTCCTGAGTTGCTGTAAGCATTAGAATCTCCTTGCCCTAAAATAAGCAATCCTGATCCAAGAGAAAGAGTTTGATTTTGCCATTCGCTAGAAGAAGAGTTATATTGTAAAACTTGATCGTCAGATGGCGAAGAAATATTGACTCCTGATAGGTTTGAAATGTCTATAGAAATATTTCCATTTGAATCTGGCGGTTGATTAGCTACTGTTATTTTATTATGACTCATATTTTTACCTATCTTAAAATAATTCTTGCTAATGAATCAACTACTCGATCATTTTCATTTATATCTTTAGGCACAATAAATCCTGCTGATTCTGTTAATGTATTATCAACATAAACTTTACCGTTTTCTACATTAAGTTGACCACCCTGAATTGGAATGTCACGTGAAGCAAAACAATAAGCAGGACCTGATACGATTATTTTGCACGCATATTCAGGGCTTTCATCTGTGCCAAAATTTTCAGGTGTACTTTTTACAACAGAAATCTCTTCAGTAATTGAACTTGCAATTTCCCATTGATTGCTTGAAGAATTATAAGAAACTACTTTACCTATTGTTAACGATTGATCACATTTTACTGTTACATACATAATAAACTCCTAAACTTTAAATATTTGTAATGTACAAGCGAACATACTCGTACTATCAAGAAAGCCAACACTATTAACATCTCGCGCTCTAATTTCAAATTTAGTATTACTTGAAATACTAGTATAATAAATTAGACGATTGCTAAAATTTCCTGTTTCAAAATGCATTTTAGATCCTACATAGTTAGAATTTGTAGCATCGTAAAATTGCGCGTTACAATCTCCTCCCCCTGCTGTGCTAAAAGCCCAGCTTGCCAACATTAAATAATCACCCGCAACAAGCGTCCATCCTGTAAACCATTGAGCCCCGCCGGCCACAACCCGCGTTACTAGAGAGCTATTTTCTTCAACAGTACAGCTTGCACCTCTCATGAATGTTTGAAATCCCTCTGTAATCGCAGGACTTCCTCCCCAACCTGCAGAATTTGTAACATAAGATAAGACAATATCACCTATAGCTGCTCCTGAACTTAATTTTTTAGCGTTCCCACTTGTATCTATACCAAGAACGTTAGTATTAGAAGGAGAACTGATTAAACTGGATAGTCCTAAAGCAATATTTCCTGAACTTAAGCTTTTTACATTATTTACAGTATTAAATAAATAAGACATTTTAAACGCTCCGAATCATTAGTGTACTAAATTCTGACGGTGTATTTCCTTGATTTGCTACTGTATTAACGCCTGAAGCTGCATCGTTATAAATAACCACTTCTGTATTTGATGACAATTCGAAATACCCTAGTGCAGTAGAAGATGCGTTGTCAATAGTTGTTCTATCTTCTCCGATATAAGCTTTTGATGTATATTCTACAGAACCATCAGTACTTGTTAAACCAAAATTAAAATATCCGCTAGAGGAAAATTCAACTCTATATGTAATCATTGCTTGATAATTACCTGCTGGCAATGTGATAGAAGTAACCCAATCAGTACTTGAATACTTTGTGATTGTAGCACCTAAAGTGTTTACAATAGATGAGTTAGGTGCATATAAATAAACAGCTCCTGACATTGAAGAAGCTCCTGAGTTGCTGT